ACTCCAAAAGGTAAAAAAAGAAAAGTAAAATCAGAATCTAATTGGAAGGATTACTATGGGTCTTGTCCGGAACTTAAAGAAGACATTGACAAATTGGGCAGAGAAAATTTTAGTAGAACTATCTTATCATTACATAAAACAAAGGGCAAAACAAACTTTGAGGAGACCAGACGACTCTTCAACCATAATGTCCTTACAGAATCCCTTGACAATGGAGGACCAGCATTCTACAATAGCAACATCCTCAACAGGTACTTCCGAAAAGATTATTATGGAAACAACGACTGAAGATATCGTCGCACATGTGAGGAGTTGGTCTCTTGACCGTGCTGCAGATATGAGTATTGATAAAGAGGATGCTCGTGCTATTCTTGCAGAGTTCTATGAGTGGATTGAACCAGAAGGTGATGAACTGGAAATTGTTTCTTTGGAACCACAAGATTGACAAATAATAAATAAAAACTTATAATGCTAAAATCCCTGTTATGAGCAGGGTTTTTTGTTATGAGACTTTGATTTTGATTTAGAGCCGTGGGATCTGCCCCTTGAGAAAGGGGAAGTGCGCTTTTCCTATACGGATGTAGAGTTCAATTAAACTTAATGCGTAACTACTTTACTGTAGCCCTCTTGCCTCTTCTGGCAACGGTTACAACCACAACGGCAACACTGCCATCATCTGCTACCGCTCCTTCTTATTCCATTATCAAGGAGTTTGAAACAGAGAAGACAGCAATCCGCGAGGTTGCTCCCGAAAAGCCAAAAGAGAAAAGGCTAATTTGTAAAGGGTGTAATGAACATGAAAATGCTGCCCTGGCATACTTTCAGGGAATTGGTATTAAAGACAGAAACGCCCTTGCTACCATCATGGGTAATATTCGTCAGGAATCAACTTTTATTCCTAACATTTGTGAAGGTGGTAGTAGAACCAGTTGGAATAACTGCGGCCGCGGTTATGGACTGATTCAATGGACATCTGCCGATCGTTATTATGGATTGGGTGATTTTGCTAGAAGAACTGGTGGAAATCCATCGTCTCTTCAAACGCAACTTGGTTATCTAACAACTGAGGTTCAGTGGAAACGAATTGTAGATAGGATGAAAACTCCTGGTAAGTCTATCGATCGTTACATGAACTATGCGTATAGTTGGATTGGTTGGGGGCATCATGGTGCCCGCACTTCGTATGCCTATGATTATGCCAACCGACTGATCACGGTAGAAGTTTGATACAATAGAATAATAAATAGTGGGGAGTGCTGCAGACCTCCCCTTTTTTAGTAACTATGAAAACATTCCAGGAATTTTTAATAATATGTGAAAAATATAGTGATGAACACGCACATAGAAAAGTGTGGAATCATTTTATTACTCATAAAAAACACGGAGAACAAGTTAGAGCACATCTTGATAGTGGTGAGCATGATAAAGCCTTGGATCATATGAAAGGTGAAGTTGAAAAGGCAAAGTCTGATCCAAAACATCCATTAAGTTTTGAAAAAGCAAAAAGAGGATTTTCAAAATCCGGAAAAACAGAATCTGATAGAGATAATTACCATAAAGAGTTAGAAGATGCTGCTCATGGAGTTCATGCTTTAGCAGGTCATAAAAAAATGAAAGGAGCAGTAGAAAAACAACATCCAGCAAGAGTGACCGGAGGTTCTGATCCAGATGCAAAACTCTCTAAGAGATGGAAGAGTGGTGGTGGATCTAATAAAACACCAAAAGGAGATTTGGAAGTTTATAATCCAAAGAATAAAAAAGAAAGAAGAGGAGTTAGTATGAAAAAAGGTGGCGGTGCTCAATTAGCATCGGCAGAACCTGGAGAAATGAAAGCAACATACAAATCAGCGGCAAAATCATATACTCAAAGATTTCATGGTCACAAACCAAAACCAGAAAGAAAGCAAATACAATCAGACATAGAACAAAAAGCAGGAACCGCGTCAAGACTTCTTGCAAGAATGAAAACTGGTTCCGAGCGTGGTAATGAATTGAGAAAGAGAGCCGCTCAAAGAAAAATTGATAGGTTGCACGCTGAGCACCCTCAACTTACTCGCCATGTTTCTCAAGCATCTACTTCAGGAGATACTAAGTTTAGAGGTAAGAACTCTCCCGGAACTGCTGGAGTAGTTTTAACTGGAAGAACATCTAAATCTGCTGCTAGTGCAAAATCGTCGGAGCAGCAAACAAGTGCAGCGCCAAGAGCTGCTAAACCTAAAGGATCAAATAGAGCTGGTAATCTTAAAGTTGATTATAAAGGATAAATAGAGGGAGTCATAGACTCCTTTTTTTATGTCTATAGAAAATCTTCCAGACGACGAAAAGGATATTATAAATCTTGCCTCAAAGGCGGGATATTTAAAAGTTTCTACTGATATAGGGGAAATCAAACTCAACTCATACAATCAAGTAGAAATTCAACCAAAAGGAACACCATTTGGGGCAAAGATAAAAGTTGAAGAGAATGGTAATATAACTCCAACATTAACTTTCGATACTAAAAAACTGAGAGAACCAAAAAAGAATATAGATACAAAACAATTATTGGACGATGCTCTAGAGGATTTTTGGAATGAGCAAGACCAAGTTTAATATTTTTGAGTTTAAGTATGGAAGGGAAAAGAGATCTTTAAAAGAATTGATAAAAATAGGATCTGTATTGCACGGTTCATTAGATATGATTTCTTTAATACCTGGAATAGAAAAAAAGAAAGTTTTTAATTTGATTGATATTATTCAATTAAAAATGGGAACGATTAGTATTATTAACGATTATATTATTCGGGATGAAGAATTGCTCTCTTATCGTATAGATAGGGTGGTTACTAAAGCAATCTCAGAGTACGAAAAGGATAATGTTTAAACTTTTTGAGATTAGAAGCGGAAAATTTACTGCTCTTCCGGATGTAAGTCCAAAGAACATTAAGGGATCAATTATTGCTGTTGTTATTGTGGCAGTAGTTGTTTTCTTATCTGGATGGTTGAAGATTGAGGAGAAGGAACTTTGGAAGTTTTATAACTCTATTATACAGCATTTTGGATTAAAAGAAAACTTACCAGACATAAAGAATAATAAAAAACTTGAAGCAAATATAGAGTCTGAAGTTGATAGAGCAATAGAAGAATATAACCGCTTGACAGGGTATTCAAATGAACCTAGAATACCTTTGCCAAGGTTGATTGAAGTAGCTCCTGATAGCTCTTTATGTTACTCTGAAGAATGTAAAAAACTTGGAGGAGAAATGAGATTATGTGCTCCTTGGAGAGAAGATTGCATTTAAAGTGTCTAAATAACATATCCTTATTATATTAGAGGTTATTATGTCATCATCACAACAACTACTTGATGCGGTTGAAGCATGGAAAGTAGAAGACGAAAAGTTTACTAATGGTAATGCATCTGCAGGTACTCGTGCCCGCAAAGCACTTCAGGAAATTGCTAAACTTGTAAAAGCACGTAGAGCAGAAATCACTGAAGAGAAGACCGCACGTAAGGAAGCAAAAGCAGCGGCTTGACGCCAGAGCACAAGCACCTTATAATACTCTCATGGGCAGCGGGGGTCCAAACTTCGCTTAAGTCCCTCACCTCCCATGCCTCTCATAGAAGCACAAACAGGGGGGTCTCTTATGGGTTAGTAGCTCAGATGGATAGAGCAATTCACTTCTAATGAATTGGTCGGGGGTTCGAGTCCCTCCTAACCCGTTGCTACTTGCGCTGGAAAGATAAACCAGAATGCCGTAGCAAGATAGAGGGTAAGTCCCTGTTATATCCTTATGAGGTATATCACACTTACTCCATCAAATCGTAGGAAGTGCAACACCTCTCGCTGGGTAATACTGGATGATGTGAAAGGTGATCCTGTCCGCACATAGAGATCCCTCCTACCACCACAAATATTGGTAGATATGTATATAAATAATACTAGCAAGTTTACCAAAAATGAGAGCAGATTTAGACCAAAAGAAGGATTACATAATTGATTCTTTACTTTCTGGAGTATCTCCAACAAAGTTATGTTTAGAATTAAATTGTAAAATTGATACTTTAAGGTCTAGATATAAAAAATGGATTCCAGATTATAAACCCGATTATACTAAACAAATTAGACAATATGGTGGTAAAAACAAATGGAAATCTCTTTTAGAATATACTCAGTTTAAAGGTAAGTCTTGTAAGAGAGAAATATTACACAGACTTTTAACGGAAGAAAAAGGTGATAATTGTTCAGAATGTGGTATTTCTTCTTTCTGGAATGGAAAAAAATTAAGATTGCAAGTAGACCATATTAATGGAATTCCGAATGATAATACTCCAAGTAACTTAAGATTGTTATGTCCAAATTGTCATTCTCAAACAGAAACTTTTTCAAATAGAAATAGAATAGCTCTAGTGGTGGAACGGTAGACACAGCGGACTTAGAATCCGCCGCCTTAAAAAGCGTGGAAGTTCAAATCTTCTCTGGAGCACTTGACAATCAAACTTAAATAGTTTATGATTGTCCTATAAGCGAATGTGGTGTAGCGGTAACATCCCATCCTTCCAAGTTGGTGTCACGGGTTCGATCCCCGTCATTCGCTCTGGAGTTTATCTCCACAAATTCCGTTGGTAGTCTAGTGGTCAGGACAGGCAGACAATGCACTTGGAGTTCGGGTTCGATTCCCGACCAGCGGCCAACAAATTTCTTTTCTTATGGAAGTTGAAGTTAATTCTATTAATATCGCAAGACTTCTAAGTGAATTGGAAGGTTCTTATGTCCTCACCAAATATATGGGATTTGAGGATGATATGAACATTCTTGATGAAATGAAGAAAAGGTATTACAAACTTTACTTCAAACTTCATAAGGAAGAAAAAAGTAATCCACAATAGCTCAGCGGTAGAGTCGGTGACTGTTAATCACTTGGTCCCTGGTTCGAATCCAGGTTGTGGAGTTGGGTGGTCGCGGTTGATGGTTAATTACCTTCTCAACATGCGAGTGGGAATACCTACCACCCTTAAGGGCGATTAGCGCAGCGGTAGCGCACCTCCTTTACACGGAGATGGTCACTGGTTCGATCCCAGTATCGCCCACTTGATAAATAAAAGTAAAAAGAGTATAATGGAAAAACTGTATAAACTTCTAAGTGATGCTCAGTCGTCGCTTTTTGTTTTATTTCATAAAACTTGGGCATTTCATTGGAATGTTGTAGGTTCAGATTTCACTCAACTTCACCAACTTTTCGGTGGTCAGTATGAGACTATGTTTGAAGAGATTGACCGTCTCTCAGAGCATATGCGTTATCTAAATGTAAAACCTCTTAGTTCTCTCTCTAGAATGCTTGAGGTTACTCAAATTCAGGAAGCAGCAAGTTCTACTACAGCAAACAATATGCTTTCGGAACTTCTTGAGAACCACGAAAAGTTTTGTGATATGATGAAAGAAATTTCAGAAGAAGCAGAAGAACAAAAGTCATATGCTACTGCTAATTTAGTTCAAGATCTAATGGAATCGCACGGTAAATTTATTTGGATGTTAAGATCACACCTACAATGAATAGGATGAAGAACAATGTTATCAATAAGATGCAAAGATTGTAATAGAGAATTAACTGGACATCATTCCAAAACAGTAAGTTGTGGATGTCCAAATATGGCAACAATTCGCGGAGATAAGATTTCAGCACTTGACTTATCCCGTATTGTTATGTTAAACTCTTTAAAAGAAAATTCAAAAACAAACGTTTTGACCTCTCAAGATATTGCTTGGCAGGAAGCACGTAGACAACGTAAAGTTCGTCGTTTGGATTTTGAGGTTCGCTGAACCTCCCATTGGAAAGGTGGCCGAGTGGTTTAAGGCAACTGTCTTGAAAACAGTCGATGTGAGAGCATCCGGAGGTTCGAATCCTCTCCTTTCCGTTTTAAGTTAAGTTACAAATTTAACAATCTTTTTATCAGTGTTACAGTTTGAACACAAAAAGTTGACGATGAAAGTTCTGTGAATAGTATATAGTAGTACTATCATTCAAAACTCATGGACCAACATACCTATAATAATTGGGTCCGTATAAAGGAAACATTTGAAGCATCTGGTAACACAGATAATATGTTTTATAAAAGAGCAGTTGAAATAGTAAAAACAAAAAGAGATCCTCTTGCTAAGTTTCTTGGAGATGAAAAGTGATGGAACCTGGAGATGAATTTGTAAGTCGTGACGAAGTTCAGGAGATGATCGATGCAGCAATACGACGACACAACCGTAATGCTTCTATCATTAGTATGTGCGTCGGTTGGGTGGTTCTTGCTTTATTTGCTGAGGGACTACTAAGACTGATTGGAGTTATTCCTCCACTACTTCCTTTTCTTAAAATTACTTTAAATTAAAGAAGATGTGTAATACCATATATACTGCAATAACAATCTTTGGAGTTATTGGTTATTTAATTGTTTGGGCCTTGACACACGCTTATCCATCATGATAAAATTTGTAGAGTTCCTTCTGACCAACCAAGTGTCTTTATTCGTCATTGGTTGCCTCTTGACAATCGCTCCAGCAATGGGTATAATGATTGTACATTCAGAGAAGGATGAAAACAACGGGGCGTAGTTCAGCGGTAGAATGCTGGTTTTGGGAACCAGAGGTCACAGGTTCGATCCCTGTCGCCCCGACTCATAAATCTCACTTTATGAAAATGAATCAGGAAATTAACGATCTTACGACGTTTACAATTGAAGAATTTCAGGCAGATTTTGACAATCTTATGAATAGAGTTGAAAGTGGAGAATCATTTATCATAAAAAGTGAGCATGGAAATGCAGTAATAGTACCATATAACGAAGTGGTACAAGTGTTTCAAGAATCTGGTGTGAGTGAAGAACTCATACGAATACACACCGATCACGAAGAAGGTTCTTGACAAAGGGTTCCAGGTCCTCTACAATAGATCTGGTTTTAAGCGAGTGAGACTTGGTAGTCAGAGAGGTCTTATAAACCTTTTCCGCCAGATTAGCGGCTTTGAGATGGTTCGAATCCATCCACTCGTACCTTGCTCCTTTAGCAATCTGGTGAATGCAGCGAACTCATAATTCGCCTGAGGCGTGTTCGATCCACGCAAGGAGCACTGGACACTTATTCAAGCGTCCTACTTGACTTTCAAACCTCACTTCTCTATAATACTAAGGTCAACAATCAAAACAATGACTCTCACTTCTAAATTCAAGAAAGACGTTCAAACCCTTCGTGGTGCAGCAAATGGCGAATTCTACCTTGATGTAAAGAATCCGAAACTTTATAAAAAAGTTCGCCGTTACTATGAAAATGAAGGTGTGGTATTTTCTGGTGATCCTCTGGATGATTATGAAATGCTTATGGAATACGTAGCTGCTGATCTTGAGTCTGTTGAGGTTGCATGAAATCCAAAGTTCTTCTTGAACGAGAAGGATATCGCTTTGTAGAAGCAGGTATTCTTGAGATAAATGGTAAACCAGATTATCGTCTGCAAAAGCAGAATTACTATACAAAACGCTGGTATGACATTTATTTGTTTGATAATGTTTTACAATGTTCTACTGCTATGGAAGACATTGAGTATGCAAAATGGTTAGATCCAGATCGTGTTCCTTGTTATGTAAAGGATGATGATTAAATAGTCACGGAGAGACTTTAAAAGTACTGGTCGGGAGCAAACCCCTTATGTCCAAGGCAAGCATTCTGCGTTATCTTGGAAATCTTCTTCTCATAATTGGTTATCAAACTATGTTGTGGGGAGATTTCAAATATGGTTTAATGTTAAACGTTGTTGGGGGATTACTCACAGTACCTTTTGCAATTAAACTAAAACTTT